ATGTCCATGAACCAGAAGGGTCAAAGAACTTAGCCACCACTTTTTGTTTCATATCTGAGCCTAGAGCATATTGTTCTTGCGCTTGTTTTGAAATTTCTTTTGTCATTAAAAGCATAATTATTTTCCCTTCTGTTAATTATTTATTCCAAAATATTTCATTTCTGGTAATTACTTCCATTATTGCTTCATAAAAAACACATACTCCAATAACTTTTTCAACAGCTTCCATAGTTTCCGTTAAATCGTTTCTTAATTGTTGAGGACAGTCTTTAGTAAAAGCATAATTAATATATCCCATTGTTACACAAGTTTGAAAGTAATCTGTAGCTTGTATCTTTTCAGCATATTTAGTGATAGCCAAATTTGCTATTAAATCTTTAGTAAGTATTGTCATATTGTTCTCCAGACTATTTCATATTCTGACATGATTATTTCTCCTTTTTAATCGTATAATTGTCATGCTGCCCGTTGAAGTACGCCGTCATTTTGCCTTTTCTGACGCCGTATTTCTTCGCCATGCCATGACATAGATTAAGCAATGCCTGTTCTTCGGTGTCGGCCTTAGTCGTAAGCGCCGACACTTCTTGTTGGTAATTAAAGATTCCTATAAATTTCATATAGTCCACACATACCCAACTATCAAAACAAAAATTATCATACTGGCGATTACTGCCCAAACACAAAACTCAACCCTTCTGTTAATTTTTTCGTCCCATTTTCGGTCAAGGTAACTTTGAGCATTATAATTGTCAACTATTGTTTCAACACGACTTCTGCCATCTTTAATAATTGTTTTCATTTTCTTTTCTCCATTTCTGGGATTATGCCAAACTGTTTTCTTTTCCTGTCTAACGCTTCCCATATTTCTTCGTGATCTTGAACAAGAAATGTTGTTCTTGTCAAAGTATCAGTGAACATCGGTAAGGCTGTTTGACCTTTTCTTTCCTGCATACCATTAAAGATTAAGATGTCCATAACTTTTTCCTCTTTTGTTAATTAATACTCTCAATAAATTCAATTTCTGAAGCGTGCCATGTTTCTCCACATTGATTACAGTAAACAAAATCCGCATAATCCTGAATGTCTAAGGAACTGCAAAATGGGCATTGACCTTTTCCAAAATAGTTTTCACTACTAAAATCATCTCTCCAGTATCGGTAATCCCAATAATTATTTCTTACTGTTTTCTTTGGTTTATATCTTTTATTAATTGGTTCTTCCAACATTTCCGAAAGTCTATCTATGGTAAACTGTAATTCATCGAGAACAAGAAACTCTTTTTTTGTATGCTGATTGTAATATCCACAGGCAATATTAACCGATGGAATTTCATAAAATCCAGTAAAAATTTGTATATCAGAAAAACTGCCTATTTCTTCATGCCAACCAAACGACTCAACGTAATTCTTGCACTTTTTGGGTAAGTCGTTATAGGTAACATAATTTCCTACACCCATTCTGTCAATAGCTATGGCAAGATTTACATTTTTGAACACTTCATCACTTAAACTTAAAACCATAGTTTCCATACCTTTGCCGCCACTTTCCTCAAAATTAGTTAGTAATATCGGCATATTCGGGAATCTCTGTTTTAATTCCAAACAAGCAAATACTCCTGCTCTATCATCTGCTCCCAATCCTTTTCCGGTGATAAAGTTTTTAAATTCTTTCAATTTTTTGGCCGGAAAAATTGTATCAACGTGAGCCTGTAAAAGTATTTCACCTTTTCCAGCGAAGTAAGCATAATTTTTCCCATCGGAAAGATCAGCTCCTTCAAACAGATCAAGAGGATTAGCTTTTATGCAGTCAATGATTGTTCGCATAATCCCTCCTTTTCCGGCTGGCAATTATCATAAAGCCCGTCTTTAAGTTCATCTTTTGGAGTCCAATCACCACAAGCTGAACATTCTTTGAATTTGGTTTCTAAGCAATCGTTACAGTAATAATCATCATTAACTTCTGTGAAATCTTTGGTATAACTTCCACATTCTTCGCACGATGTATACTCTTCAAGACACTTTTCACAAACATAATCTCCACCATTGGTTTCCGTTACGCCTTTATTAAAGAAATATTCTTCGCAGTCATTACATTGTGTGTAATTAGAACTTCGGCAATGTTCACAGACATATGCTGTATTTCTGTGGTCAGTATGCACTTCATACAGCTCATCTTGCGGGAAATATTCTTCGCAATCTTCACAATATCCGAATAAATCACAAAAACAACTGTTACAATAAGCGTCATCACAATAGAAATATCCATCATCTTCATGGATATGATCTCCACAATGTCTACAAGACAAAGAATCACCTCTGCAATCTTCGCAAACTCCACCTTGCTCTTCACGGTATAGTTTATTGCCACAATCAAGACAAAAACCTTGTTCAATGATACATGGTTCAAGTTCGCAATCTTTTTTGACTGTGACCTCTCCATAACCAGTATCAACATAAGCCCCTGTCTTGTTTGAAATAGCGTGATTATCTGATATTGTTCCTGATTTAACAATCCATCTGGAACATTGTGGAATCGTATCTAACGGTAACTGTTTATCACTTAACTTTTGCTGACAGTAATCCCTCATAGCAATAACTGTACCATCAGAAATAGAACCATATCTTCTTCCAGTGGATACAGCAGTAAGCCCACCGACATAAATAATTATTCGACCAATTTTTCTATCAAGATCATCTTTTTCGGCGGTATATCCAATAAAAACCGAAGGAGAAGCAAGATAGTAAAGACAAGTATTAAAATATTCACCTCCATTATCATTATACCGGACACAAGAAGAAAATGCACAATGTCGACCATCACTATCTGATAATACTAAATAATCCCAAGAATTAGCAGATACAACTGCGACCATTCCATTCTTAGTGTAATCTCCCCATGCTATAAGAAACGCAGACAAAGTGTTTTCAATTTCTTTCTGTCCGTTATTGACTTTGATAGCATTGATTTCATTGAATAGTTCGATATAACTTGTAAGAACATCAATATTGTCCCAGTTTCTTGAGATAACTTTCGTGGTTTTGACTTTATTCTTGCCAACTTGTAGATATTGGAAGTCAATAATCTTAAAAGGTTCTAAATTGTTAAGACCTTGTAAGAAATTAAATGCCAATGGAAGAGATTCTAAGGTTTGTGGAATTGGCAAAACAGCTCTGAAATCATTTGCTTTGTTTAATTCCAATTGATCTAACCATGTCTTTTTTGAGTCCATTCCTTTCTGAATAGCTTCTTCAAGATAAGTAGTAGGAATATTATTTTCTCTCAATAATGTTTCTAAATCTGTATACGTTTTCATACAATTCTCCTTTCTGTTAATTTATGCCCAGCGTTGGGCTACAAATCTTCTTTTTCATTCATTTTAATCCCTGCTGATTTACACAGGATAATAAAAGCTATTTTATCGTAACATTCTTTGTCGTTGATAAATCCTTCTTCATATTCTTTCAGGAATTGCTGAAATTGTTTAAGAATCGCTTCCATGATCTTCTCCTCTTTGCTCTATTCTTAATCTATTATATTGACATTCTTTGCAGGTTTCCTCATCTGTACCCTGTTCTTTTACGCATTGTAATTCTTGAATCTTATCCCCATTTTTCCAATAACAATCAGTTTTCACATTCATTGGACGATATGTCATATTTTTGTCCTCTATAATTTATTGTACTATTTATAACTAATCGCTTTTAGTGCTAAAGCATGTAGATCAATATCTGCTGCCCTTGCTGCCCCTGCTGCTGCCTCTGCTGCCCATTCTGCCCCTGCTGCTGCCCTTGCTGCCCCTGCTGCTGCCCTTGCTGCCCCTGCTGCCCATGCTGCCCCTGCTGCTGCCCTTGCTGCCCCTGCTGCTGCCTCTGCTGCCCATGCTGCCCATGCTGCCCCTGCTGCTGCCCATGCTGCCCCTGCTGCTGCCCCTGCTGCTGCCTCTGCTGCCCTTGCTGCCCCTGCTGAACGATCAGAGCCATCAATCCAATGATTGCCCCACTCAAGAAATTTATTATCTTTATAAACTTTCATAGCGCAGAGTATTCCAAATATGATTCTTTGTTCAGTAGTTACCTTTGGTAATTTCATCCGAGATATTGTAGTTACCTTAGTAGTTCCAAACTTTAGCCCACAATCTTTTTTTACTGTACCACCAACTTTAATTTCCCAAAGATGAGGCTTTGTAAAATCTGCATGTATTGGATTGAGCAATACTGCCAATAACGGTGAATCATAATAGTGAATCCACCCATCTGAACAAAGTTCATTCTTTCCATTAGAGGTGCAGGTTACATTTTTTCCCCATTGTGTGTTACCATAGGTCTGATTTTTATTGTCTGTTAATTTACAAAGTTGTTTTTTCATATTTTTCTCCTTTCTATGCTCCCTCTATGGAGGGGCGGTTTTCGTTCAAGCGTAACATATGCACGAACTTTTTTTTGTCAAGTGCGAAATGCGAAAATAAATAAAAAAACGAATAAAAACGGCAATTTCCGCACGAAAATAGCTAACTCCCTTCTGTCACTTCAAGAATCCCTTCTGTTACTTTATGTTTGCCTGAGTTCAATTTAAGATCGCCTGAATTGATAAAATATCAGTAAAAAAGATAAGTTATTGACAAGCGTAAAATCAGCACTATATTATCGGTGAAAGAAAAGGTGAGAAAAATGACTAAACAAAAATTACAGGCAATAAGTCAATCGGCATTAATGAGATTTCTAACTACTGGTAGAGCTAAAGATTTAGACTGTTACATTAAAACAGGCATGAAGTTAGTTAGACAAATTACAAGCAAGGATATAACTGAATATAAAATATCCTTAGCACAACAAGACAAAAGATACAGTGTATAAGAGTAAACCTAATAACTTAATAATTTAACTTTGAGAGGTGAATGTTATGAAGGCAGAAATTAAAGAGGGAAAGTTAGTTATTACTTTGGATTATGATAAAAAGGGTATTACAAGCGTATCCGGTAAATCAATGCTACATGCAAGCACCAAAGGCAATACGCCAGTTAGTCTCGACGGTAAAGTAGTCAAGATAGGCGTCAACGCCTATTCAGAAAAATAATCTGCACTTAAACAATTAGCAGATATTTAACGATTAATAATCGTATCAACGGCGCGCCTAACAAGCGCGCTTTTTTATTGTCTAAAACGTATCCTGGCCAACGCTGGAAGTTACCCGAAAAACGTGCGAGAATAGCCCGCAAATCGTTTTTAACCCGATGCCACACCCAAACCCCAACCCTGCAAAAATCCCTAATAAAAAAATGACTTGAATAATGAATATCCTTATATATAATACTAACCATGAAACAAACCCAGCCGAAACATCATATAGGCAAAACAAAAGCACAAGTACAAGCACGCCGAAAAACTATCTTCAAAGCAATAGCAGATAATAAGACACAGCAAGAGGCCGGTGAACTAGCGGGATATAATGCGAATAGTGCTTATAGTCAAGTGAGTCAAATCCTTAAAAGTCCTTCAGCTATAAACAGCTTCAAAGCAATACTCGACAAGAAGATAAACGATCAGAAGCTATCCGATAAGTATAATGAGTTACTTTCAGCCACTAAAGTAATATCTGCGGTCATTATTAATAATAAGACTAATCCCACTTCACAAGCCGATGGTGAACTTCCACTAGCAGATAGCCAAACGAAAGACTTTATAGAAGTGCCCGATTATCCTACGCAATTAAAAACAGCAGATAGTATTAGTAAACTTAAAGGTCACATGACCGATGGCGTACAGGTTAACCAACAATTTAATTGGGGTCAACTAACCGATCAGCAATTACAGGATATAATTAATGGTAAGATGCCTAAAGATATTACATAGATATAAGGTGGGCAGTACCCACAAGGTACGATACGGAGGGGAGGGTTTGATTGTGCATGTACCAGCCCCGAATTCTACACAGGATTTGGGGAATCCATCTCTCTCTTACTCAACGTTGGGCTATCTTAGGGGTTGTTTGTATGTGGTTTAGGGGTTAAATTAGGTGTCCGGCCAAAAATTTTTATATTTTTTTACCCAAATCAGGAAAAAGGTGTTTTGAGAAAAGTGAATGATTTCAAGGATAAAATGACCTTGCTCCACGGCGTTACAAGAATTAAAATAAGGGAGGCATTATGTTGTTCTATAATGAGTATAGCTATGACTAGATAACCTTAAAAGGAGGTGATTAGTCATGGCAAAAACGGTTCGTGAGGTTCTGGCTTCCAGCTCCAGCAAGAAACGGAGAAAGGATCACGGAAGCGGAACAAAGAAGTACGGACGGCATAAGGTGCATTGTCAAAGATACAGAATCGAAGGCAGGCGTGAAAAGAACAAGGCTCGTAAGGCAAGAAAGGTTGCAAAGTTTCTCGCCAGAAAAGCAAAAAAGAAAAATGCTGGTGTAGCACAATAGGCTGTGCAAGTGTTTTGTAAACATTTTAATGAGGGTTCGATTCCTTCCACCAGCTTAAAAAAGTGGGCTGCGCATACTCTCAACGCAGAACATAAATGGGAAAATTAAAAGAAATTAAGAAACTGGTAGATGATAATTTAGAACTTTTGATGAAAGTCTTTATAATTTCTTTCATCATAACGATGTTTTTAAGATGTGGTTTTGATATAATTAACTCAATAGGTTGAGAAATGTTACCCACTATATCCACACAGCAACGGGCACAGGCTGAACTGGAACTCCGGCAGAGGCTTCTGACGCGCCAGAATACCTCTTTCCCTGACTGGTTGCCACAAGTAACTCCTAAATACACATGGACATGGCCTCATCTTCAAGTTATATTTAAAGCCCTGAAAGACATTGCTGATGGCAAAATCAAACGGCTTATGATATTTCAACCACCCAGATCGGGCAAGTCTGAATGTGTTACTGTTCGTTTTCCAGCATGGATGATTGAAAGGAACCCTGAACTTCGGTTTATAGTTGCTGCTTATAACGTTTCCCTTGCTTCTAAATTTTCTCGCAAAACCCAAAGAATAGTATCGTCAAGGGGAATTACTTTAGACCGGGAAGCTGTGGATGACTGGACGACAAAACAGGAAGGTGGAGTCAGGGCGGTAGGTGTCGGTTCGGGAGTCACCGGCCACGGTGCAAATGGGATTCTTATAGATGATCCGATCAAATCCAAAGAAGAAGCATATTCAGTAGTCTACAGAGACAAAGCATGGGAATGGTATAAAGATGATTTATACACAAGGTTAGAACCTGAAGGATTTATTGTACTTACCCTATGTATGACTGGAGATACAAAGGTGTTAATGGCAGACGGTTCAGAAAAACTACTGGTTAATATCAATATAGGAGATGAAATAGCAACATACGAAGACGGTAAATTAACCACCTCTGTTGTGCGTAATTGGAAGAATCAAGGGCATGATAATACCTTGACAATAGCCTTGGCATCAGGTATAACCGTAAGGGCTAATAAAAGACACCCTTTTCTTGTTAGCAGAAACGGAGGCACAGAATGGATAAGGTTAAAGGATTTGGTCTTAGGGGACAAAATCGCGCGAGTCGTGGCGCGTACAAAGGAGTCAAATGTTCAGTTGAGGGATGCGAAAAACCTGCAAAATGTAGAGGGAAATGCACATCACATTACAACAAGGCGTTGTGGGCAAGTGGACATAGAGCACCCTGTATTAACCAAGAAAATAGAAGAGTCATACGCTTACGTGGAAGATATGGAATCGAACACGCTGACTACGAAGCAATCCTTTCCAAGCAAGAAGGCAAATGTGCTATTTGTGGGATGCCCCCATCAATTAAAAATTCCCCAAAGCATTGGAACAATGGGAATGGACGACTCTGTATTGACCACGACCACAACACAGGAAAAATCAGAGGACTTTTGTGCAACTTCTGCAATCTCATTGTTGGATATGCAAGAACAGAAGAAATTCTATCCAAAGCCATTAAATACATACGAGATAACTACTGACAGTGTAACGGAAATCTATAAATCAGGTTATGAAGAGGTTTTTGATATTCAAATTGACCGCACCGAGAATTTTATTGCTAACGGCCTTATAAGTCATAATACTCGGTGGCACTATGATGATCTTGCTGGCCGTATTCTTAACAGCGAAGGTGGCAAAGAATGGACAGTTATTAAACTTCCCGCTTTAGCAGAAATAGATGATCCTATTGACAGACTTGAAGGGGAAGCTCTTTGCCCTGACAGGTTCAGTAGAGATGATCTTCTTTCAATTAAGTCAGTCATGGGATCAGACTTTGAATCCCTTTATCAACAGAACCCAGTGGCTGTTCAGGGGTCTATTTTTAAACGTGACTGGTGGAAATATTACTCACAAGCACCTGATTTTATTAGAGTTATACAATCATGGGATACTGCGTTTAAAACCAAGGCGCAAAACGATCCTTCTTGTTGTCAAACTTGGGGGGTGACAAATAACGGGTACTATCTTATAGACCGATGGATAGATAGAGTAACTTTCCCTGATTTAAAAAAAGCAGCTATTCAACAGTATGACAAGTATCATCCAGATGTGGTTATTGTGGAAGACAAAGCGTCTGGACAATCTTTGTGTCAGGAGTTGATTGCAAATACAACTATCCCAATGCTGCCAATTAAAACAGATAAGGACAAGATAGCGCGCGCTAATGCGATTACGCCTATCTGTGAGTCTGGTCATGTATTTCTTCCTGAAGGAGCACCGTGGGTTGTAGATTATATAGATCAGATGGCTATTTTCCCGGCAGGAGCGCATGATGAAGACCCTGATGTTACCTCACAGGCACTGAACTATTTATCGCATGGAACCAAGTTCTTTGGGGATTGCAGATTTGAGGAGGAACCGCCTGATGAGTAAAGTTAAAAAGATAGTTCATGAAAATGCCTATGGTCTTATGCAAGCAAGAATAGACCAAGCATTTCTTACTGGTCAACCACTTGTAGAACGAACGTTCTGGTTCCAAAATATTGAAACAGGGCAGGAGTATTATGATTTGTATGGATGTGTTGGTTGGCCTTCGGAAGTACAGCAAAAGAAATCTGATTGGTTGGGAAAAGAGACGGATCGTCCCGGATACGTTGGAATTATCGGAGTTGTTAAGTTAAAAGACGACACCAAGAAACCAGAAAACGCCCCCTTTCGATTGTTGGCGGAAGCAGAAAGTTTTGATGTTAATACCTTAATTGACCATCTTTTAAGATTGCGTAATGAATGGGGATTTGGATTACACTCTGAATTATTGCATACTTTTCTTGGTGATCCTGGAAGATACATCCCCACATTGGCATTAAAAAACGAGAGATTAATGGAAGTAAACGGCGAGGCTAATTCAATCCTGCTTTCTCCTCCGATAGATTTTGAAAATCAAAATTTTTTTGACGAAGCATATCGTTCGTTATACAGTACACTTGAAAAAGATCATGTAAGATTATATTTTGGAAAGAATAATATTTTGAAACACAGGATTATGGAATTTAAAGTGGGGGAACCAGCGGTGATTGCTGTTGGTGGTTTGATGCAATGGCTTCTTTTTGGAACACCCTGGTTACAATCAAGTAGAAGCAACTCAATGTTTGTAATTGAAAAAGAGGGGGAGGAAAATGATATTACTTAGTTTTGGACAATTGTTGATAATATTCGGAATCGGTGTTATAATTACATTGGTTTCGGTATTTTTAGGAGCATTTATAATGCACCGCAGCAAAGCGACAGTTGAAGGAACAGGGTTTTTAACAGGGAGTGTACCCAAGGGACAAATCTTTACAATTCCCACAGAGGGGCTGGAAGAAGAAGTTCCGGCGGAGATAAGTGCCAGGAATAAACTTTTTAATGCTATTTTAGGGGAGGAAAAATAATGGATATTGGAAACCAAGTCGCGGGTTTAAAAGTAGTTTGTCCAAACTGTAAAAGGAAAGACTTTATTACAACCGAAAAGTATAACCCCAATGTTACACCAAACGGGAGCATGGTTAAGTGCCTCTTGACTTACCATATTGATTGGTTATGCAGTTCAACTACAGGTGTAGCCGAGATGACTTGCCCAGAATGTTTGGCACAATTGGCTCCAAGTGGCAAACTTATTGTCATTCCTACAACAATTAATGAAATTAAAGATCCTCTTCCAGTTCCCCAAGACAGTGAACCACCTAAATTTGTTTGTGAGTCTTGCGGTAAAATAGTTTCAACCAAACTGGCATTAGCTGGCCACATGAGAAGCCATCAGTCCAAGAAGGTAAAGTAAATGCCAAAACAATATCTTGCAATAAAAGAGTCTTTACTCAAAAAAGGATACAGTGACAAAGAAGCCAAGAAACATGCGGCCATGATTTACAATGCCGTTAATCCCGGACATCCACTAATTCGTGAAAAGAAGGAAAAGAAAAATGGATAAACAAAAAAAAGTAAGTGAATATAGAACGCCATCACAATCACCATTCCCCGTATTTGTATTAGCGCAGCCGTGTTTTGTCAGTGACGATATTGAGAACAATCCGTGGATGTCGGAAGCAGAAGGAAAAGAGGCAGAGCCACTTGACGTGGAAAAATTTATGGGCCAATGGTATAATTTCTATAAGTTGCTCGCCGCCGATTCCCTTGTCTATCTACTCCCGCCCAAAAAAGGTCTTCAAGACTTGACATATGTTAATAATTTTATGTATGTCGCGCATCAACCGGAAAAAGATTTAATTATTTTGTCTAATTTTACCGCAGAAGGTCGTGCCGGGGAAGAAATAGTTGCTGGAAATTTCCTTTCGGCGATGGGTTACAAGTGTGTGAAACCGCCTTTCAAATTTGAAGGGTTCCCGGAATGTAAATTCATTCGTGAAAACATATACTTTGGGGGGTATGGATTCCGTACAGATATTCGATTTCATAACTGGTTTGAAAAAACCTATGGTGCGAAGGTAATAAAAATAAAAGAAAAAGATGAACTGCAATATCATCTCGACTGTAATATTTTTGTTTTAGACGAACAGAATATAATTTGCAGCGTTGAGACTATTGAAAAATCTACACTGAAAGAAATTGAGAAAGTATGTAATGTGTTTCCAGTGGAAGATGATGATGCTTGGGAAGATGCGTGTAATGTTGTTCGGGTAGGAGAATTAATTATAGGTGCTTCAAGTATTCAGTCTATGAAAAAATCCGACCCAATCTATGAAAAACAAAAACATAAAAATGATAGACTTGAAGAAATCTGTAACGAGATGGGACTGGAATTGATGCTTTGTGATCTGTCAGAATTAAGTAAAAGCGGGGCTGCTGCCTCGTGTTTATGTTCGCCTTTAACTTCGCGAACTTATTAATGGAGGATTAAAAATGTTTTGTGCAATTCAGTTATCGCTTAAAGACAAAATTTTCAACAAAGGGATGGAAGAACAGTATCGTACACAAGAAGTTAATCGTTCTACGCGGAGACAAAATTTGCGTATGGCCTTACATCCTGAAATAAAAAAGTGTATGAAACAACCCGTAATAAATTACGGTGTGATCCGACAAGGGGAAAGAAAGAAGAAGGGAATATTTAATAGTATTAAAAAAATGTTCAGACTAAAATAATGGAGGAAGAAATGATTAAGATGGTATTTTGTCCAGTAGGGATTGTAATAGGAGAAAAAATTAATGGCGAGGCTGGTGTTTTGACATTAAAAAATCCTAAAATATTGGAGATTAAAAAAGGTGAAGGAAATATGGTTAATGTTAATGTCGGTGATTTGCTTGGGCAACCAAAGAGTTTTGAAATTGGCAGAGATGTAATGAGTTATGATGTAACAGACGAAAAGATTCTGACTGCATACAAAGAAGCGGTTACTGGATTGACGTTAGTTAAGGCGGTAAATCCATTCACGAGAGGGATGAATTGATGGTATATTTTTCACGTACATTAGGTGAACAATTTCCACAGATTGTTAACACACTAGACAGCCATCTTTCGTGTCAGGAAATTGATAGTTCTAATCTTTGGATTCGGGATTTTATGCCAATAAAAACTGGGAATTCATTCACAAAATTCAAATATAAAGGATATGAAAAATATCCGTGGTTGACAGTATCCCCCGAATGTTGGCAGTTTGTCAACCCACAATTATCAGACATCTATCTTGACGGTGGAAATGTAGTTCAGAACGAAGATGTTGTTTTTATGACCGAACAGGTGTTTAAAAATAACCCTACAATCAGTAGACCCGATCTTAAACAGTTTCTAAAAGACAGGTTTGGAAAAAATATAATTTTTCTTCCGGTTGAACCATTGGATGATCTAGGTCATGCAGATGGAATTATAAAGTTTAAAGATAACAAGACAGTCATTATTAATGATTATCGTAGTTTAGTAAGCCAAACATGGTCAGAATATGCCATGAAACTGGAGAAGGTTATTACTGACAATGGATTTGAATTTATAAAAATACCGTGGGCTTACGGTAATTGTTTACAGATGTCGGAGATAGAATTTAGAAAAAAATATCCTTTGGCTGACGACTTTAACCCTGGTTATGGATACTACATCAATTATTATCAGACCAAAGATTATATTTTTCTACCGACTTTTGGTATTAAACAAGACATTGAAGTGGTAAAGTTTCTCCGGTCTTATGTCCCTTTTCAGAAAGCAATTGTTCCAGTGGATTGTTCAGAATTATCAATGATGGGTGGACTTTTGCTGTGCGTAACATGGGAATATTAAACGCTTTTTAAACTGTGAGGCATAAATGCAAACTATCAAAGAATTTTTAAATCGAGAAGCGATAAAAGAGATTAAATCTCACACTCTTGGAGAAAACATGGAACAGGATTTTTTTCGTGATCCTCTGCGAACAATTTTTTACAATCCAAATTTGTTTTATGCTCCGGCAGATGGAGTGGTTCTCTATGCGAAGGAAATGGAAGCAGATGAACCCTACGAAATAAAGGGTGCAAAATTTACTCTAAAAGAGATGTTGGATAATGAAGACTATAAAGACAGGTCTTTGGTTGTTGGAATATTTATGACAGCCCTCAACGTTCATGTCAATCGAGTACCCTCCTCTTGTTATTATCTTAATGTCAAAGAAACTAATCCACTACAAACGCATGGTGTTTCTATGATTGTAGCGGAAAATAATTTGCTGGAAGATTTTAAAATCAAAAAACAAGACATGGGTTATTTAGTTTATAACGAGAAACGAATATCAAAGTTCTATTGTCCAGATATAAAAGGTTGTTTTTATTTGGTGCAAATTGCAGACAGAGATGTTGACTGTAACTTAACGTGGCGCAAAGGGCAGTATTTAATTCAAGGTGATAGATTTGGGCAGATAAGGTTTGGGTCGCAATGTGAACTTGTGATACCGCTAAAAAAAGGAATGAATTTCGAGATACTTTGCAAACCCCTTGACATGGTTGAGGCGGGGAAAGATACTATATTGGCAATTAAGGAGAAAAACAAATGATTAACGATACTTGGACGATAAAAAAAATTCCACCTAAGGGGCACGAATCGGTTGGTGAGTTCGCTATGTTATTATTTGAGGCAGCCCGTTTAGAAAAAGAAAGGTTGGGTAAGCCACAGGATTTTCTTGCTAATTACGCTCTTTATATGGGCAGACAAGTTCGGCAGCAAACTGGACGCAAAGGATACCAACAACAGAACAGGGGGCTAACCACTCTTAATCTATTCTTCTCCAATGTTGAGAGGACTGTACAGAACATTACGTCTCGCAATCCTACTGGAGAAGTTATTGATCTTGATGGGATTAATGATGGCGCACAAGACTTATTATCTATGGAACTTAAAAAGTGGTGGAAAGACACCGATCAGCAACAGTTAACAAAAATGTCTGCCAAAACTATGGAAATATATGGTATAGTACCTGAAAAACCATCATGGGATAAACAAAATAAACAACCTGATATTGCTAGTATTGATCCCTATGCTTTTTTCCCAGCTCCGGGAAATTGGGACAGTGAAGAAATCAACACGAAATGTCCTTATGTTTGTTATGCTTATTTGGATTTCGTTGCTGAAATGGAAGACTTTTATAAAGTTGAAGGAATAGTACCAGACGAAGCCTATGATTTAATGGGAGCAGTCCGTGAAGAATACAAAACAAAGCGTCAAGATGGGCAACAGTCTATCGGTAATTATGCTGATCCAATGACAGTGAGATCAACCACAACTTCACCAGATAAAAGATTGGAACGTTGTTTGGTAATTGAAGTTTGGGTTCGAGATAATAGTACGCACGAAGTTAAAACCCAAGAACCTTTGTTAGATGAACAAAATCAACCTGTGACAAAAGACGGAATTCCACAAATTAAAGAAACAACGACTACACAACCGGTCTATCGGGATGGAATTCGTAAAATAACTATCACCAAAGGAGAAAACAAAGACAATAAAAGTAATATTTTGGTTCTTGATGATTGTGATAATCCTAATATTAATCCAGTATTACCTTTAGAACTTGCTGTTAATACTTACCCTTGGGGAAGATTACCTTGTTATTATGTGTGTTCGTATAAAGACGGTGTTTCAATATGGGGATTTAGTGCCGCCGAAATGGTATCAGATTTACTTGTTAAAATTAATCTAATTATAACTAAATTAATAGCTTATACAATTAACGTAATGGCTCCACCGCTAATCGTTCAGCAACATTGTGGCATTACCCGTGAGATGATTGAATCGTCCATTACGAAGGCAGGTAGACTTATTTTAATGCCATCTACACCCAATGCACGAATTGAATTTCTTCAGATACCAAATCTCCCAGAAACATTTTTTAGGGTTTTTGAATTACTTATAAAAATGTTTGATCGCACTTACCAGATTGAAGATGCTGATAGAGGTGTTCAACCTACAGGAGTTATTGCTGCTTCAGCGATAGTAGCTCTTCAGGAAAAGAACATGGTTTTGATGCAAGCGAAGACCAATGCTATTGACACTTTAGTTGAGAACCGTAGTCGTTGGGCAATAGGACTGTGGCAGAATCATGGTACAGTAGAAGACAACGTTAATGTAGGAGACGAAGAACAGTCGTTTATCGGTGTCAACTACGCAGGTAGAAAATTTAATTATGTAGTGGAAAGTGGAAGTACCACGCCAAGGACTTCGTTACAATTGCAGGAAGACGCAAAGTGGCTGGCTATGAATAAATTCATCAGTCAAAAAGGTTTACTGTCTGCAATGCACTGGCCGGGATGGAAGGATGAAGTTGCACGTACAGCCGAGAGCCAACTAGATCAAGCACTACAAGTGCTTATTGATTCAGGACTACCACAGGAATCTGCTGTGCGACTTAAACAACTGCTTGAAAATTTACAGATTCAACATGATCGTCCCGATCAGGGAAAACAAGGTCGCAATCCAGCAGTAACGGCACAACCGGGGCAGAAAGTGGGAGAAAAAATATGAGTGAAAAAGTTCGGGTTCAGAAATTTTTACGAAGGGAAGTGCGAGAACAACCACAGAACTTGGTCGTCAGATGATGACAAATACATTAAGACTTCCATTAAAAGAACGGTTTAGAATAGCTTTAATAATTTTATTTAAAAAGGAGATGTAATATGCCAACAGAAAAAGAAATTAATCAAGGGCTACAAGAAACTCTTGATAAACAGAAAAAAGATGAACAGAAAAAA